TACTGGTCCACCAGCTAATAAACCTATTCTACCACCATTAGCTGCCATAGCCATAGGTTGTTCCATGCCTGCACCTGAAGGTGATGCTTGTTGCATTACTGCTTTTACAAATTGTTCAAAAGATAAATTTCCACCTTTGTTTTTGTATTTAACATATTCCATCATTAACATTTGTTCAGCTTGCGCTTGTCCTGCACTGCCACCCATGTTTAAATAAGCGGGTCTCATTCTCATAAAATTACCTGCTCTTGATCTAATAAACTCTTCTTCATCATCTTCCTCAACTAACATGCCACCAGCATAACCTGCACGGCCACCATCAGCTGCAATTAAAATTTCTCATTACATATTCTTTTCTTGGCAATAAATCTAAACCAGCACCGGCATCACCTTGACCGCTGTAATTAATTTCTTGCTTCTTTGAACTTAGAAATGCTGGGTCCATCATATCTACTGGACCTTCATCCTCATCGTCGTCACCACCCATAAAAAAGGAGCTGCGACTGCTGCTGCACCTAATCCACCAGCTAAAAGCCTTGGAATACTAAGACCTGCTTTTGATTTTCCACCAACTCTAAACATATCTCCAAGTGTACTAAACTTACCACCACTTCCAAGAAGTTGTCCAATACCCCCTACATTTCCAAACAAACCTTTTGCTGCACCACCAAAACTTGCTCTACCAAGTAAACCACCAAAACTAGTTCCTGGTATACCAAAACCAATTGCACCCATTAACGCAGCTTTACCTATAGGACTCTTAACAACTTTCTTTACAGCACGTTTAGCTTTCTTAACAAGTTTACCTAAGAAGTAACCTTGTCTTTGAGGGTCTTGAACTTTGTTTTGTTCTAACATCCCACCATCATTATACATAGCTTGTNGATCAAAACGTGGATCCGTNAAAGAACCNAGTCCGCCTTGCANNTGTTGTGGTTGTTGCATTCGAGATATTGCCATAATTTTACCTTAATCCCTATGTTTACTTTGTTTTACTTAGTAAATCAAGAGGCGGCATAATAACTTTCACGTCCTGTGCCATCTCTTCTGGCTTATAACCCTTAGCTTCCCAGTCTTTTTTTTCTTTAAAAATCTCACCGGTTTTAAGGTGTCTATAAGTTTCCTCTACTTTTGCGTTTAATAATTTCATTAATCTAATTTTTCCTTTAATATATTTAAGTAACTTATTGCTACGTCAAAAGACCCTGTATTACTTGACTGAACAGTCATCGTTGTATTACCTTCTACAATAAGAGGTTGAGTCAATAGTTCTGTAGTAGTATCTGCTGTTAATGCAGCAGTTTTAATTGCTGTAATACTATTGTTAGTTACAGTAACCGTAGGTGTTGAAGCAGAAGTAACAAGAATTGATTTAATAATTATAGTTTCATTAATCTTTGGTACACCTGTGCCAAATAAATTTAAAGCATTACCAGTAGTATCGTTATCTATTCCTACAAATTTATATTGGTTTACTACTGCCATTATTCTAAAAAGAAACTTTTAGCTTCTATCTCCTGTTTTACTTCTTCTTGAAAAGATGTGTTTAATTTTGTAATTACACCATCAAGATCCCTGACCAATGATTGTAAATTTCTTTGTGTGTATTCAGGTGCCGCTCTAGTTAATGATTGTACAATTTTTGCCATTATATTAATCTGTTTTCTACTTGTCTTAATACTTCTTTATTAAATCCAGATAAATCAACACCAGCATTACTTAAGAAGTTTTTAGCTACACCATCACCGTTGTAATCAGCGAACTCAATATTGTTAATAAAGATTCTTCGACCCGTTGTATCTAAAGAATAAACTACTGGTATCTTATCAATCTTAACTGCAAGTGGGCTGTCTTTAACCATGATAAATTTACCATCTTCTTTAACATAGTGACTACCGGCAACTGTAACACCTTTGTAATCATGTATTTCATCTGTTGCTTTAAATTGGAATACACCTGTAACTTCTCCACCTTTAGTATTATCTCCAAGTTGTATGTCTTTAATTTTTTTAGTAGAACCATCAGCCATTTGAATAAGAGTGCTTGGATCAAAACAATATGTACCTGCATTATCATCAGTCATTTCTCCACTACTACCACCTGGATTTCCAGCGTCACCTCTGCCTGGTGCAGACTCTCGACCTTGATCTGCAATTGCTTCTTGAATTTCTTTAGCTTCTTGATTTGAAATTTCATTTGTTTTTGCAATTTTAATATTATCTATGATATCTGTTGGATCAACACCGGCTTCAATAGCTTCATTTCTTAATCTCTTTTGATAATCTAATACTTGTTTAGCATAAGTGCTGTTTATTTTTTTTAATTGATTGTAAGTTGCTTCATCTATGACATCAGTTTCAAGATCTATATTTCCTAAACCATATTTATCTTGTATNTNTTCACTATTATAAAAATCTTGAAGTTCATCTATTCTCTCAGCCATTCTAGTTGTATAATCACGTCCTGTGGGATCTCCAAAGATACCTAAAAGACCATCTTTTCTTTGTCCTGTAAATAAACCATATTCATCTCTCATACCCGTGTTTCCATATCCTGCATTATCAACAGTGTATTTACTTTGTAAACTTTTTGGTTTGTTTGATTTAGATGCAAAACCTCTTAATATTCCTATAGGAATAGATAATTGAGGAGGCAGAATTGCACTAAGTCCTAATGAAGTTAGAGCTGCTTTTTTTCCTTTACCTAATATATTAGAGAAAAAACCGGTTTCCTCTTCATCTTCTCCATATGGATTACTTCCTTGAACCATTATTGATTCTTCATTTAATGCAGGATCACCTGTTTGATTTATATCAAAAATCTCTGGTCTTCCTTTAGCTGTTCCACTCATATCTAAACCAGTTGGATCATAGTCGCCAGATTGATAATTCATATAATCCAATATTTGCACTGGATCACTAGTTATTCCATAATCATAGTTAGGTGCAAATGTATTAGCAGTATTTTCAGATGCATTAGACACATATGGCGTATAACTAAAATCTGTTATAGCATTAAAATCACCACCGCCACCAGCATTTGCAAAAGCATTTGTATTTACAATACCTTGATCTGTTACAACTTCATTATCTTCTGTTGGAAGATTAAGACCTAATCTATATTTTTCCTGCGGAAGATATTGATATTTTTTAAATAATTCTTGATCTGCTGGGTTATAAAATTTTACCATTACCTCATTCCTCCTGGTGCAATATCTAATCTAAATGTACCAAGTTTCCAGTCTTGACCAGTGCTTGTGTTAGATACTTTTAATGCAATAGATCTTGCTCGTACTCTTGTGCTTTTAAAAGTTGTGCTTGAAGTAACTGTAAAGTCTGTAGTAACAGGTGTACTGTTAGGATAATTTCTAGTTGTAAAACTAACTTGTGTGTCACCAGTTTGATTAATAAAGTCTGGAATAAATCTCATAATCCTCATAATATATTCACCATCTCCTCTAAGATCAGGTGTCCCTACTGTTTGACCTGTCGTACTTCTTTTTTGTGTGATATCAAAATCACCGGAAACAATGTTAGCCGTAACTGCAGTAATTACACCACCTGCATTTTCTTGATCGGTCCCTGTTTCGTGCTGATAGTATATACTACTTCCGTCCACATTGCCAGTAACATCATACGAAGCATTGTCACTAGGATCATAAAGTGTTGCATGAGGTTTATCATACACAGCAGAATCCTCCCAAGCAGATCTATTTAATGTGCCTGTGGTCCAAATAGGTCTTTGGGTTGTGGAATCTAGATAATTATAGGTAACAACCCTATCTACTGTAGCTGCATTAGCTGAACAATAGAACCAGTTAATCTCTCCAAAAAGGTTATTAACACCTGCATTAATTAAATCTCTAGGTACTGAGTTTAAACTATCGTAGACAAAATCTTCAACTAAACATGGAAGAGATTTTAATTGACCATCGTAATTAAAGAAACCATTTTCTGACATCCAATAAGCAGAACCATCAACTTCAACCGCAGCATTTTTACCAATTAATCCGCAGTTAGTACCTGCTTGTGCAAAAGCAAAAGTAAATGGTGATCCAACAAATTGCATCAAGAATAATGAGGTATCCGTCCAAATATATATGGCGTCCCTACCTTTAATTGCAGACATAATTTTAGAACCTGCGGCAAGTCTTTGTGAACCTGCAGTATTGTTTGCTGTAATAGTATAGTTATTAATATTTTCTTGATCAGAAAATCTTATAAACATATCATCTTGTGTAGTCTTATCCCCTATTTCAGTTTCTGTTCCAAAGAAAACCAAGTGTCTATCAGGAGTTGACACCAATACATGACGCGATGCAGTTGGTGCACCGGTAATAATAGTTGCTCTATTAGCTACTGCATTTGGAGCTGCAGCATCCCATTCAAAACATTCCCCATTATAAATAAGTGCAATTAATTTTGTACCATAATTATCTAAAACCCATAAACCTGGGTTTAATGTAAATTGTGTAGAAGAAGAAGCTTGACCCCATCCATTGTAATTTGTAACATTTGTGACAGCAGCACCAGCACTATGTGTTGCAGCTGTACTACCATTAGCACCTCTTGCTCCACCAGTTAAAGTTCCTGTTGCCGTATCATTTGCTGTGTATGTAATAAATTCTGTACCTATTTGTATTGTACCGGAAGAAGGGAAAGCTGCAGAACTTGTCAATACAACAGTTGTTCCTGTTGTATTTGTTAAAGCAGTTGCAAGAGTTGTTGTTGCAACACCATTAACTACACCACCAAACAAACCTGTACCCCAACCAAAACCAGATTGTTGTTTAGCTGGTCCAACACTATAATAATATAACGCATCAGCAGACCCTGCACCTGATAAAGGTGTGCCTGCTTCTGTAGTCGCCATTGTTAAAGTAAAAGTTGTATTGTTTGGAACAGAAGTTACCATAAACTTTTTACCTTCAAATGTTGCGTTGGTAAAAGTAGAACCAGATAGTCCTGTAACATTTTCAAACATTACGATGTCATCATCGTCTAACGGCACAGACGTAGAGACTGTTACTGTTACAACGTTTGAACTTGATGTACTTGTAAATGTTGCGCCTGAAACAGTTTTTTCTATAGGATGAATATCATAATACGATCCTTCAGAAAAAACATAAAGAATTCTATTAGTGCCAATCGCAGAATATTTTATACCAACATTATCATCCCAGTTATGAATTGCTCTTGCGGCACCTGTTAATTTATCACCACCTAGTTGATCCCAGCCACCAATTTTTTCAGGAGTACCATATCTAAAACGTACATTATCTCCATCAAACCATTGACCTTCAGCCCCGGTCTCTGTAACTTGTTTATTAAATCCTGGTGCAAATCCTAGTTTCTGTAGCATAAATTAATTCCTAGTTTAAAATATACTAGAATACTAGTTATATCAACATGTGTTATGGGTAAAAATTAAACTATTGAGCAGTATATGCTTTACCAGAAGCGATAGCTGCATTAACTTCAGTCATGTCTTCATCTGTCCAGTAATCTTTAGCAACCATAAGTTCTAAGTGTTCAACATTTCT